AAGTTCAAGATAAATCTGATGCTAGAGGAAAGTTTAGCAGAGACTGGACCGCAAGAATTATGGGTACGGCTGTTGTTGGTGGTTTTCTTGGATACATTTTTTTAGTCACTTTGCAGCCCCCAGAGCAAAATTCTGAAGCATTAATTAATTTAGTTCTCGGTTATCTTGGCGGGTTAGCGTCAGCCGTTGTTAGTTTTTACTTCGGAGCCTCAAATACAAGCAGTAAGGAAGATGGCGAGTAAGAATACAGTTCATTCTGTTGCCTCTGATTTAGAAAAACATGAGGCAAAATGTGAAGAGCGTTGGAAAACAATTTTTCGTGAGACTTCTGAAATAAAAGCAGAAGTTTCTGACTTACATAAAACTTTAAGAATGGCGGTATTTGGATGCTTCGGATTTTTAGGAACTTTATTAATAACAGTAGTAGGAACAGTAATCGCAGGCCTAATACCTCTAAACTAATGCATATTTCAGACGAAGGCTTTTGCCTAATTAAAAAATTCGAAGGTTGTCCCAAAGATGACAAAGGTAATGCAGTTGCATACAAATGTCCCGCTGGTGTATGGACGATAGGTTTTGGACATACTAAAGATGTAAAAGAAGGTGATGTCTGGTCAAAAGAAAAAGCAGAATTTATGCTTTGGCAAGAATTAGAGGACGAATACGAACAATACATAAATGATTTAGTAACCGTTCCTCTAAATCAATCTCAATTTGATGCGTTGGTATCTTGGGTGTATAACCTAGGTCCAGCAAATTTAAAAAGCTCCACTTTATTAAAAGTGCTAAATAATGGTGAATATGACGAAGTTCCAAATCAAATAAAAAGATGGAACAAAGTCAATAAACAGGTTAATGAAGGGTTAGTCAGAAGAAGAGAGGCTGAATCTTTGTTGTTCGAAGGAAAAGAGTGGGGTAAGGTTTAACCTCATCAATAAAATAGGATAGGCTTATGTCTCATTCTACGGCTAGAATATCTTTAGCTGGCGAATATTTAGCAGCTTCTTACATGTTAAGATATTGCGATTCAGTAATAATTGCACCTGAAGGCCATAAGTCTGATTTAATACTTGACCATCAAGGTCAACTTTATAAAGTTCAAGTAAAAACAACAAACAGTTTATATAAAAAAGACGGTAAAGATTATTACCGTTGGGATTTTAGATCTAACGCAGATAACAAAAGAAAAAATAAAATGCTAAGATATGGTAGTGGGCAAGTAGATATTTTTTGTCTAGTTGCTTTACCTTTAGATAAAGTTTTTTTCTTATCTTATGATGAAGTTCAAAACTCTATTGCTAAAAATGTAGAAACTTTAAATGAAATTGATTCTAAAGAGTCATTACTTAGATGTTTATTAGATGTTAATAAAATACCAAATTTGGAACCGATAGATGCCACTACAAAAAGCAGTATTTAGACCAGGAATATATAGAGAGGGAACCGACTACGATAACGAGGGCGGTTGGTTTGATTGTAATAGAATCAGGTTTAATGCTGGAAGACCAGAAAAGATAGGTGGTTGGAGAAAAGAAGTTGCAACTGCTATTGATGGAACTGGGAGACATTTGCATAGTTTTGTTTTGCTTGATGGTACTCAAGAACTTGGGCTAGGGACTACTCAAAAATATTATATATTACAGGGATCTACTTATTACGATATCACACCCATAAGAAGAACAACTGCTGCAGGTATGGTAACTTTTGCAGCTTCTAATGGTTCTTCAACTATAACTGTGACTGATACTGCACATGGCGCAGTTAAAAATGATTTTGTCACTTTTAGCGGAGCTGTAGCGTTGGGAGGTAATATTTCAGCAGATGCACTAAACCAAGAGTATCAAATCACAAGTGTGACAACCAACACCTATACAATTAGTGCAAAAGATACTGATGGATCGGCTCTAACAGCAAATGCTTCTGATACAGGAAATGGTGGATCCTCTGTTGTAGGCACGTATCAAATAAATGTAGGGCTAGAGGTCTATTCTCCTGGTACAGGATGGGGCGTTGGTACTTGGGGAGCAGGACCATATGGTTCTTTAACAGGGCTAACATTTACAAATCAGCTTAGGCTTTGGACTGCTGATAATTACGGAGAAGATTTAATTATAAATCCTAGAAATGGATCTATATTCTATTGGGATGCCAGTAATGGATTAGGCACCCGAGCCGTACAATTGAGTACAAAGTCTGGTGCTAACCTTGTTCCGACTGTTGGATTGCAAACATTAGTATCAGAGACTGATAGACACGTTATTGTTTTAGGAGCTGACCCAATAAATGATGCTGGAACAGCTAGAACAGGTACAAGTGATCCTATGTTAATAGCATTCTCTGACCAAGAAAATGAATTAGAGTTTGAGCCTAAAATTACTAATACTGCAGGTAGTTTAAGACTTTCTGAGGGCAGTATTATTGTAGGCTCTCAAAAAGCCAGACAAGAAATATTAATTTGGACTGATACAGCTTTATATAGTATGTCATTTATAGGACCTCCATTTACATTTGGGGTCAACCTTATTAACAAAAATACAGGTCTTATTGGGCCAAATGCAGCAGCCGTTGGTCCTAATGGGGTTTACTGGATGGGTTACGATAGTTTCTATACTTATACAGGTTCGGTTGCAAAACTACCTTGTTCTGTAAAAAATTATGTGTTCAACGATATGAATATAACTCAAGGATTCCAATTCTTTGCATTTACTAATAATGAGTTTAATGAAGTGGGTTGGTTCTATTGTTCTGATGGTAGTGATTCAGTTGATCGTTACGTTGTTTATAATTATGTAGAAAATGCTTGGTCTTACGGTAATCTAAGCAGAACAGCTTGGTTGGATAGAAATATTGTTAATTATCCAAGAGCAACAGGCGGTAATTATTTGTATCAGCATGAATTTGGTTTTGATGATGATGGATCTCCTATGACAAATGTTTTTATAGAAAGTTCAGATTTTGATATAGGAGATGGTGAAGCATTTTCTTTTATTAAAAGAATTATTCCAGACTTCAAGTTTTTAGAAGATCAAAATAATGGATCTGTAAATATGGTCTTGAAAACCAGAAACTTTCCAGGGCAATCTTTAACAACCGACACAACACAAGCAATACAGGCATCTACAACACAAAAAAATGTTAGGGCAAGAGGAAGGCAGGCAGTTCTTAGAGTGGAGTCAGATGATGACGCAACCAATAATGGTAATTTACAAATAGGATGGCGTTTAGGCGCAACAAGGATAGATATACAACAAGACGGTAAAAGATGAGTAAGCTTCTCTCAACTAGGCTTCCAAATGCTAGTGGGAGTGTCGTTTCATCAGAAGTTTTTAATAGGCTTGTACGTATTTTAGAACTCAACTTACTGCCAATAGATACCGATAACACAATACAATTATCAACTTCTGAGCGTGATGATTTAAAATTTAACGCTGGCACTTTAATATTTAATACGACAACAGAAGTTTTACAGGTATTTGATGGTACCGCTTTTATTGATTTAACTGTCCATCGTACTTATTTACCAAGTTTAGCAGCTACATCTGCATTAGGATCGGTTACTGTATCAACACCATAAATATCACTACATTTTATATTGAATAATTTAAATATAAAAAAAGAATATAAAACAAAAAATATATTGCTGGAGCATCCCGCTGATTGGTATATAGACAAACAAACATTTGAAGCGGTTGATAAGTCTCTATCTACTATCATTAATTTTTATAATGACCAAGGCAAATATAAGCCACACAAAACTAAGCTAAATGAATTGATAAAAGAACCGTTAAAAGATGTATATACGGTTCCATTCTTTTCTAAAACTTTCTGTAAAATATTATTAGACGAAGTACATAATTTAGAGCAGTTTTATGGGTTTACTCCAAACCCAGAAGAGGACACATTAAGACAAATACCTGAAATAACTTTTCAAGATAATTGTCCAGAAATCTATCAATCTTTGTTTCAAACGATATATACTATAGGTAATCCTATATTTTTGAATATTTGGAATAGGCATGTAAATGCAGGAGGAATCCAAGTAGCCAATTATAATTTGAAGGATAAAAAGCAAGGTGCTTGGCATCATGATGCTAGTGCCGATATTAGTATGGTTGTTCCCTTAAATACAGGCGAGTATGAAGGGGGCGGAACTGAGTTTTTAAATCGTGGTACAGTTGAACCATTACCAACAGGCCACGCTCTAATATTTCCAAGCTTTACCCATATGCATAGGGGATTATCGGTAAAGTCAGGAAACAGATACTTACTTGTATTTTGGTTAAAATGTATTGAAGAATAGGGTAAAATTTAAAAATGGATATAGTAGACAACTCAGGTAAAGGCTTAGCAGCTTTAGGACGCAACGAAGATCGCTTTATGGCACACGTTGCAAAAGGCGAGATGGTTGTCCCTCCTGTCATATCAGACAAGACAAAATCACTTATCAAAAAAGAAATGCAAGCCGTTGGCTTGGATCCTCAAGAATATGAGGTTGGTATCGGTATGTCTATTAATCCTATTACAGGACAAGCAGAGTTTGGATTCCTAAAAAAAATAGCTAAAAGCGTAAAAAAAGTAGTTAGAAAAGTAGCGCCAGTTGCTGCTGTTATTCCTGGTCCTTGGCAGCCATATGCTGCTGTTTATAACAAAGGCAACGCAGCACTCAAGCTTGCAAAAGGAGAAGGCGGTATTGGCGACATCATGACTGTAATGGCTGGTGGTAATCAAAGCGTATTTGGTGAAAAAGGTGCTTTTCAGGCTATTAAAGATGGTACTGGTATTTTAAGTGGTCAAGCCAATTTAGATGCTTTAAAAAATATAGGAATGGCTGGTGGAAAATTTAATCCTATAGATTACGGTAAAAACGTATTAAAAAGTATTGCTAGCGATCAAAAACAAGGATACGGAGGATTGTTTGGAGGTGGTACTGGTAAGTTTAATGTAGTTACTGGAAAATTTGAGGACTTTGGACCCGCTGTTTCATCAGGAATTAATCCTTTTGCTCCAAAAGAAGTTGTAGTTAAGCCAGATGACACTTTAACCAAAATTGCAAAAGCAAATAACACTACTGTAGAAGAAATTAAAGCTGCCAATAATCTTACTACTGATGTAATACAACCTGGACAAGTTTTAGAAACCAAAAGTAATATTTTAACAAAAACAGGTGACTTGGTAAGAGACATTACTGGAATAGGTTCTGATAAAGGACCGTTGGAAGGTAAAGGACCTGTAGAGTTTTTAAGTGCGAAACTTTTGCCTGATGCCGTTGAAAAAACATTAGGAACAGGTCCTGGTGGTGCTGCTACAACTGGAGCATCACAAACAAGCGCAGGAGGAGGATTGGGAGGTATTAATCCACAAATGGCAGCTCTAGCTTTGCTTTACGGTAAGGTTGTCAAAGACGCAGCTAAAAAAACCGAAGGTGGGCTAACTGATATAAGACAATCAATAAGACCAGATTTAAATCCAGCTCCAGTATTTTCTGGGTTTGATTTAGGTATTAGAAAACAAGCAGCGTTTGGTGGTCCGATAGGATTCGGTAGGCAATATTTTAATCAAGGTGGTTTAGCAGCTATACAAGAACTTGATATGCGTCAGGGTGGTGAATCTGTTGGTCCTGGAACAGGAACTTCAGATGATATACCAGCTATGCTTAGTGATGGTGAATATGTTATGACGGCATCTGCTAACAGAGGTGCTGGTGGTTTTGACGTGAATAAAACTAAAAAAGGTTTAGAGTTAATAGCTTCTGGTAAACCAGACAGAGAGAATGGTGTAAAAGTTATGGATAAATTAATGGATTTCTTTGAAGATTACGACAAGATTGGAGGACTAGCATAATGGCTAATACAGTAGACCCAGTCTTACAAAGTCAACGAACTGCCGAAACTACGGTTGATCCACTTATACGTGCTTTATATTTTGGTTCAGACGGTACACCAGGATTTTTTAACCAGCTACAACAAGCTGGTGCTAATTTAATTGATAGTACCGTTCCAACACAAGAAACAGCTCAACTAGACGTACTAGAAAATATAGCAAGAGACAGAGCAAGAGCTGGTCTTGGTTCTTTTGAGCCTTTCTTTGCACAACAACAAGATTTAATAAATCAAGCAATAGCACAATCAAGAAGAGCTGAAGAACTACAGGATCCTTACTTTACACAAGCAGAAGATTTAATTAGAGGAACCGTAGGTGAGGGTAATCCTTACGAGGATGCAGTTGTTCAGCAAACGATTGATGACATCATGAAGGCTGCAGAGCAACAGGATATAGCTGCAAGAGCGCAGGCTATTTCTACTGGAGGCGAGTCAGCTTTTGGATCAAGAGCAAGACTAACAGGAGAAGAAAGGCGTAGATCATTAGGAAGAGGTCTTGCAGACGCTTTAGCAAATATTAGATCCAGAGGTTTTACTCAATCACAAGCAGACCAAAGAGCTGCAGCTCAGGGTTTATTAGGTATCGGACAACAAAGAGCAGCAGGAGCAGCTGGTCTAGGTGCGCAACTAGCAGGATATGGTGGTCAATTGGCTGGAGTAGGTCAAAACCTTGAAAATTTAGCTAGGGGTCAAAGATCAGAATTAACTGGGTTAGGCGGAGTTGCAAGAAGTATTGCAGACTTACAAAATCAAAGACAATTTACTCAACAACTAGCGCAACAAATGAGACCGTTACAAACTATGCAGGGCATAGGTTCATTACTGCCTGGCTATCAACAAGCAAGAACACAAATTGATTCAACATATGGCTTAGCACCTGATCCAAGCGCTCAAGGCCTTGGAGCAGCTTTCTCTGCTTATGCATCTTTATTGCCTGGAACTAGGAGTACCTAAAATGAACTTCCTTAACAGGAAAATGTTTGCGAATGGAGGACCTACCACACCTAGCGGTCCCCTTGGCCCGAATCAAATTTACGATACCGTTTCAGGTAAATTTTATAATCTAGACGAAGACTTTGTTAACAACTTAAACTTTAAAGGAATTAATTTATATCCAATATTGAGAGATGATACTCTTATAAAAGGATCTAATGTTACTGCTGCTCTAGAAAAATTTAGAGATAGAGATGAGCCGTTTGATTTAAGTAAAAGGTCTAGAGGCTTTTTTAAACCTAGGGATATTGGAACAGGGTTATTAGATACTGGAATATTTCTTGGTAAAGCAGCTGAACCTTATGTAAAAAAAGGTA